TTGGCTATAGCGTTAGGATGATATCATGGCGAACACATTCAAGGTAAAAACAAATGATGCGATGCCGTCTAGCGCGGGAACGCCATTAACGCTTTACACCGTACCCTCCAGCACAACGACAGTTATTTTAGGACTGATGCTTTGCAATGTGCATACGTCACAGGTAACTGCTAGCGTTAAACTAGAATCAGATACAAGTGATACGGAAACGAATGCGGATGTCTTGCTTGTAAAAGACATACCGATTCCTGTTGGTTCAACAGTTGAGCTATTGTCAGGAAACAAAGTTGTCATGCAGACAACAGATGTTCTCAAGATTGATTGTAGCGTAGCTGCAAAGATAGACGCAGCACTAAGTATTATGGAGATCACCTAATGCCGTATCTTGGTAATGGTATTTCTAAATTTACCACAGCGGATAGCCTCACCGTAAATGGTGATGCTGAGGTCACAGGCACCGTAAATCCTGCGGGCGATACTGCATCTGGTGATGCTGCTGCTGTTGGCTTTACCAGTGCAGAGGGTTTAATCCTGACAGGACAGGGTAGCACCAGTGATATTACTTTTAAAAATGATGCTGACACTATTGTTTTTAGCATTCCTACTGGGACAGATGATATCTTGTTTCCAGACAATGCCAAAGCCATGTTTGGTGACTCCTCAGATTTACAGATAAGTCATAATGGCAGTAATAGTGTTATTGAGGATTTAGGAACTGGAAACTTAAAAATAAAGTCAAACGGTTCAGGCATTAACTTTCAAAAGGGTGATGCTGAACTGTTAGCGACTATGGCGACAGATGGTGCGGTTACACTGTATCACGACAATTCAGCTAAACTCGCCACCACCTCAACTGGCATAGATATCCAAGGTTCTGCTGGCGCAACGCTCAGTTTAACAAGCACAGACACCACTGGTGCTGACACAGAACTTCTTGGGCAAATTGACTTTGTAAGTTCTGATAGTTCGACAGGCTCTGCGGGTACGCAAGCAAGAATAAAGGGTGTTTACGAAGACAATGGCGACAGTTCTGGTATAGCGTTTTTAGCAGGAGCCTCAACAGGCAGCGGCACACCAACGATTAGCGAGGTTATGCGTATACGGCATGAAGGCAATGTCGGCATCGGCACTGCGGCACCGTCAACAGTACTGGATTGCGAAGGCTCAGGGGTGCCTTTCTCTATTAACAGTGACAACAGTAATACATACAAAATCCAACTAGAAGATGCTGGAACTGTTAGGTCATATTTGGGTGCAAGTTCTAGTGCTGAATTTGTTGTAGCAAGTTCTTCAGTCTCAGAACGTATGCGTATCGACACCAGCGGCAATGTGCTGGTTGGCAAGACCTCTCTTGAGTATGACAGCAACGCTGGGCATATCTTCCGTGCTGATGGACTGCAAAGTTCAATCCGAAGCGCAGGCAATGTTGCTGACTTCAATAGGCTGTCTGATGACGGTGAAGTCATTAGGGTTTCTAAAGACGGCACAACGGTTGGCTCAATTAGTGCTGGCAACGGCGACTTGAGGCTTGGAACAGGAGA